CTGCAACAAATGAAATCAGTAATACTTCAGGAAGTGCTTATTCGGCAAAAGGAAACGCTTTAACAAGTGTAACTCCTGTTTTAGATTCAGACACAGCAGTTTGTGATTTTGCTAACACGAGTTGGACTTCCGCTTCTTTCACAGCGAATGGCTGTTTAATTTTTAATGACTCACACTCAAGTGACGCTGCAGTCTGTACAATTGCCTTTGGTGGGGATAAAACAGTTACTAGTGGAACATTCACGATTGAATTTCCAGCCGCAGCCGCATCGACAGCGATCATACAGATAGCATAAGGAGTCCTTCCTTATGGCTAACACTTGGAATAAAGCCGGAACAACCTGGGGATATAATTCCTGGGAATCTGATACCGTTACAATTTCTATAACAGGAGTCTCTGCAACTTCATCCGTTGGAAGCGTTGAAGCTTACGCTGCTACAGGATGGGGCAGTGATTACTGGGGATATGAAAACTGGGGCGAATCAGCCATTACAGTTTCTCTTACAGGTGTTTCAGCCACTACAACATTAGGAACGCCAACAATCACAGCTGAATTAAATTCAGGATGGGGTTCTGATGGTTGGGGTGTTGAAAACTGGGGTGAAAATGAAATTAATGTTTCTTTAACCGGAGTTTCTGCAACAGCTTCTCTTCCAAATGTAACTTGGGGATATCAAACTTGGGGTGAAGATGGATATGGTGGAATATTTTATTTAAATCCTGCAGATGTAATGGGTTTAACAGGAGTCTCAGCTACTTCATCTGTAGGATCGCCGACAGTTACTCCAGAAACGATTGCATCACTGACAGGAGTTTCAGCTACCCTTTCACTAGGAACCCCTATTGTTGAAATAGGAGTTCCATTAACCGGAGTTTCAGCGACATCCACTCTTGGAACACCAACTGCAAGATCCTATAATACAACAACATTAACCGGAGTTTCTGCGACAACTTCTATTGGATCTCCCTCAGTTACTTCAAATCCTACAGTTGCTCCGACAGGAGTTTCAGCGACAACATCGGTGGGAGCTATTACACCTGCAGATCAAGTAATGGGTTTAACTGGAGTAAGTGCAACTACTTCTGTAGGAGCTATCACGCCTGCAGATCAAGTCATGGGACTGACTGGAGTTTCTGCAACAATTTCTGTAGGAATTTTAGGGATTCAACATTTTCAAGATATTGACACAGGTTCAAATACATCGTATTCTAATGTTGCAACTGGATCAAATACAACGTATACAGACGTAGATACGGAAGCAGCTTAGGAGAAAATATGGCATCAACTTATACAGGTTTAGGCGTTCAATTAATGACTACTGGCGAAAAAGCCGGTACATGGGGAACATTAACAAATACAAACTGGAATATCATGGAGCAGATCTCTGGGGGTTATGTAGAACAAGACATAGCAGGCGGAGCTCAGACAACAACTTTATCTGTAAATGATGGAACAGCAGGCGCGACTCTCGCTCATAGAGTTATAAAATTCACAGGAGCTATCACAGGAAATCAAATTGTAACTATTCCTCTGGATGTTCAAACTTTTTACTTTATAGACAATGGAACAACTGGTGCATATACAGTTCAATTTAAATATGTAAGTGGTTCAGGAGGAACTGTTACATGGGCAGCTACTGATAAAGGAAATAAAATTATTTACGCAGCAGCCGATGACGGCACTAATCCAAATATTATTGACTTTGGAATGGGAGATGTAACTCTTACAGGGACAGAAACTTTAACAAACAAAACTTTAACTTCACCGAAAATTGGAACATCTATTTTAGATACTAATGGGCTTCAATTAGCTTTATTAACTGCTACAGGTTCTGCAGTTAATGAAATTACACTAGCAAACGCTGCTTCAGGATCCAACCCTACTCTTACTGCTTCAGGCGATGATGCGAATATAGGAATTTCCTTTGCAACCAAAGGAACTGGAGTTATTAAAGCTGAAGATGGTGGTGGAACTGTTAGCGCAGTTAAAATTGCAGGTAAAGAAACTATCTGGGTACCAGCAGTAGCTATGTATGCAGCATCTACTAATGGATGTGCCGATATTGATCAAACAGAATTAACAGCTCAAAGACCTGAAGTAAAAGCTTTAGCTTTTGATGCTTCTTCAGATGAATATGCACAATTTGCTATAGCTTTTCCTAAATCTTGGAATGAAAGCACAGTTACTTTTCAAACTTATTGGTCAGTTACAGGTACTAATACAGGAACAGTTTGCTTTGCTGTACAAGGCGTTGCTGTATCAAGTGATGACACTTTAGATGTAGCAATGGGAACTGCAGTGCCTAACACAGCTCTAGCAGCTTCTGGAACAGCAAACGATTTAATGGTAAACGTAGAAAGTGGCGCAGTGACAATCGGAGGATCTCCCGCAGCTGGAGACGAAGTATTCTTTAATGTCTTCAGAGATGTCTCAGCGGATGATCAAACTGCTGATGCAAGATTAGTGGGAATTAAAATATTTTACGATACAGACGCTGCGAACGACGAATAGGAGAAATAGATGTCATTTGGATATCAAATTTTAGGCTTTGGATCAGGAGGAGGCGCAGCTCCTTATACAGTTCAATATTTAGTTGTAGCTGGCGCTGGCGGCGGTGCAGGCTCTCATAGAGGAGGTGCTGGTGGCGGAGGCGGTTATAGAACTGTTGCTACTAAGACTTTAGAAGTTGTTCCCGGCACAGCTTATCCCATTCAAATGGGAGCAGGCGGTACAGGCACTGTAGAAACTACTCCTGCTCCAGCTAAAACAGCAATGACGGGAGAACCTTCAATTTTTTCTACAATCACATCTGCAGGTGGAGGCCATGGAGGCCAATATGCTGCAACAGGACATTCTGGAGGTCAAGGAGGATCTGGTGGCGGCGGAGGTGGTGGAACAGCTACGCGTGGTGCAGCAGGAGAAGGAAACGTTCCTCCTGTAAGTCCAGCTCAAGGAAATGACGGAGGTACAGGAGCCCAAGAAGGCAATCCTCCTCCAAATGAACCAGGACAAGCTGGTGGCGGAGGCGGAGGTGCAGCACAAGCAGGCCAAACTGGCGGCCCCGGTGGTGGAGATGGAGGAAATGGATCTCCTTCTACAATTTCAGCCTCAGATGTAACTTACGCTGGAGGAGGCGGAGGTGCAGGTCAAATTAATAATCCCGCAGGTGGCGGTTCCGCTGGAACCGGAGGCGCTGGCGCTGGTGGAGGTTCTGCAGGAACTTCTGGACAAGCCAACACAGGTGGAGGCGGCGGAGGCGCTGGCTCAGCAGGTGGTACTCCAGGCTCAGGTGGATCAGGCATTATTATTATTCGAAGATTAACTGCTTCTTCTTCTACAACTTCAGGAACAGTAACTACTAGTGGTACAGATACTATTCATACATTTACTGCGGATGGGACTTTCACTGCATAATCATGGCACACTTTGCAAAAATGACAGAAGACGGAACAACTGTATTAGGAGTACATGTAGTAGCCGATGCAGATTGTACTGATGACAGTGGAAATGAAACAGAAGCTCAAGGAATCACTTTTTTAAACAAAATTCACAACTGGACTTATTGGAGAAAAACTTCTTACAATACTTCCAAAGGAGTTCATAAACTCGGAGGTACTCCTTATAGAAAAAACTACGCAGGAATAGGAATGCTTTATGATAGCGAAAGAGATGCTTTTCGTCATCCTTCTCCTTATCCTTCATGGGTATTAAATGAAAGCAGTTGTTGGTGGGAAGCTCCCGTAGCTTATCCTGATGATGGAAAAATTTATGAGTGGAATGAATCTTCCCAAACTTGGGTAATGATTCAAGAATAGCCTAACTTTACAGATTCTTTAAAAAGAAGTATACAGGTTTCATGGAAAAGAAAGTATTAAGTGATAATGAAATTTATGTGGGAAAAATTACAGGAACTACTATTCCTAGAGATTTTATTAGAGTTAAAATCTTTGAATCTTTTGTTCTTAAAAAAAGAATAAGTCAAAATCCTAAAATAGCTGCATTTGATGATTATCAAGTTCCAGGAGGAGCTCCTTTTCAATGGGTCCAGGATTATATTCATAGTCATTTTAAACTAATAAAACGTCGCACACTAGTTCCTCTTAGCACATGGGGAAATATTTACGCCCCTTTAGAGCAATCTTATAATCGTCACCATATTCCGCCTAGACAAAATAGAATTACTCCCCCTACTTATACATGGATTTATGGTGTAGAAGTTCAATCTAAATCATGTGATTTAGTTATAGAATATAATGATAAAGAAAAAGAAGAAAACACTCAGCACATTCCTTTAGAGAATAATAAGTTTATTATTTTCCCATCTTACTTACGTTATTTTATTTCTAAAAATAAAAGCTGTGAATCAAACTTATTTTTATCGGTGAACTGTGAGCTCGTCTAAAATAAAAGTTATTAAAAATTTTTTACCTGAAAAAGTTTTTAGAGGTATTCATTCATTAATGTTAAGTGGAGAGTTTCCTTGGTATTACCAATCTACAGTTACTCACAAAGAACTTAAACGAAAAAACTTTTTTTATTTTACTCATGTGTTTTTTAGGGATAATGCAATTAGAAGTCCTTGGTTTCATTACTGGCAACCGGCCCTGGATAAATTAAATGTAAAAAATCTTAAACGAATTAAAGCAAATATATATCCTCAAAAATCAAAAATTAATTTTCATGATCCTCATGTAGATTATGAAGAACCCCATCAGACTTGTTTAGTTTATATAAATAAAAATAATGGACCTACGCGCATTGGAAATAAACTTTACTACCCAGAGGATAATAAAGCTGTGGTCTTTGATGGAAAGTGTATACATCAAAGCAGTTGTTGTACGGATGCTCATATCCGAATAACAGTTAATATTAATTATAATTAAAATGATTTTGAAAAATATTTATTGGTATTTTAATCAAGCACTTCCTCCAAGGCTCTGTGATGATATAGTCCAGTTTGGTTTGAAACAAAAAAAGGAAATGGCCCTTACTGGAAATTTTGGTAAAGGCCGGGATTTGAAAAAGAATCCTCTCACACCTTTAGAACTAGCAGAACAAAAACAAAGACGTAATTCTAGTGTTAGTTTTATAACTGGGCATTGGCTTTATAAAGAAATACACCCCTACATTCATACGGCCAATAAAAATGCAGGCTGGAATTTCCAATGGGATTTTACCGAAGCTTTTCAATTTACTCATTATACTCCGGGCCAGTATTATGGATGGCACTGTGATGGTTTTAAAGGTGCTTATAAGGAAAAGAAGAGATTTAATTACTATGCTAAAATTAGAAAGTTATCTGTAGTCGTAAGTCTTTCTGATGGTAAAGATTATAAAGGAGGAGATTTAGAATTTTTAAGTCACAATGTTAAAAATAAAAAAGTGGTTTGTGAATCAATGCGAAACCGTGGATCTCTTATTGTTTTTCCAAGTTTTATTTATCACCGTATTATTCCTGTTAAAAAAGGAACTCGCTATAGTTTAGTAGGATGGAGTTTAGGACTACCGTTTAAATGAAAATTAAAAATGTTATTATTGTAGGAGGGGGTACAGCAGGTTGGATAACCGCTCATCAATTTTTAAACAAGAGTAGTCCTTCTCTTAAAGTAACATTAATATCCGCTCCTGATGTTCCTATTATTGGAGTAGGTGAAAGCACTACAGGCCTATTTAGAGATTTAATTACTCTTCCGAATAATCAAACTTTTCTAAACGAAAAAACTTTTCTTAAAGAAACTGAATCTACTTTTAAATTTGGAATTAAACATAGTGATTGGCACGCTGTGGGCAAACATTTTTATTCTCCTATAGGAGATGAGTATTCTAATAAGTATCTTTATCCTCATAAAGATTATGACAACTTTCGAATTTTCCATGTAGCTGAACAACTGGATTATAATAAAACATTTCAATCTCAGTTAATGCACAACTATAAGATGCATGTGGGGGATTCTCATAATCTTGATAACACTTCGAATTTTGCTTATCACTTAGATACCTACAAAGTAGGAGAGTATTTAAAAAAACGAGCCTTATCGTTAAAGAAAAGATGTACTCATATCGAAGAGAAAGTTGTCGATATTAAACAAAATGAAAAAGGATTTGTTACTTCCGTTATTACCCACAGTGGCAGAGAAATAAAGGGAGATCTTTTTATTGACTGTTCAGGATTCAAAAGAATCCTGATTAACAAATTATGTGATAAGTTCATTTCTTATGCGAATGAATTATTAGTTAATCGAGCTTTAACTTTTCAAATACCTAACCCTAAAGAATCTTTGATTAGAAACTATACTCATGCATGGGCACAAAAATACGGTTGGCTATGGCAGATTCCTACTCAAACTCGATTAGGGTGTGGATATGTTTATTGTGATCAGTATTGGAATCCTATTCAAGCTCAACAAGAGATCGAGAAAAAATTGGTTCAAGCAGTTGAACCAATTAGTGATTTAAAATTTACAGCTGGACGCATGGAAAAAATGTGGGTTAAGAATGTAATAAGCGTAGGGTTGGCTAGTTCTTTTATTGAACCTTTAGAGGCTACATCGATTCATACGACTTGTTTTCAACTCACTCACTTTATTGAAAATTATTTTCAAGAGAGTATGGCATTTGAATGTGAACTATTACACCAACAATATAATTACGAGATCACGAGAATGTACGATCAAATTAAAGACTTTATTGTTTTTCATTATATTAGTCCACGTAAGGATACTGTATTTTGGCAAGAAGCCTCCTCTCCTGAACGTTGGAGTGATGCACTAAAACATAAGCTAGAACTATGGAAAAAAAGAATGCCCAGAATTGTTGATTATAATTTTGGGTATAAAGATAATAATTATTATTCTTTAGGTAATACTTTATGGTATCAAATTGGTTTAGGTATGAAGCTTTTTAATCCTGAACTTGCAAAAAGGGAATTAAAAGAGTATGGACTGTATGAAGATACAGGAAAGGATTATAGACAAATGAAAATAGAAATAAATAAAACACTACCTTATTTATACTCAACTAATACTTATTATAAAAATCTATGATAAAAACGGAAGAAGTAGCAGTATTACAAAGCCATAAGTTTTCTTATTGGGGACCTTATGTAGCAATCATGCAGGTTGATCCTTTTTTTTGTAAAAGACTATTAAAAGCAGGAAGGGCTTCAACAAAAAAACATAACCAAAATCTAGCTGGTCAAATCAGTTATGAGAAGCGGTTTAATATAGAAAAGGATAAATGGATTCTTCAAGGAATGAAGCTGTATATTGATACTTGGATAGAGGGATTTAAGAAATGGAAAACCAGACCTCGTTTTAATCCCCCTTATAAATTAGTTGATATGTGGATTAATTGTCAAAAGGCAGGTGAACATAATCCTCTTCATACCCATGATCATTGTGATCTATCGTTTGTTCTGTGGCTTAAAGTTCCTAAAGCCATGTTGAATGAAGCTAGTAAAAATAAAACTACAGGTATTCATCCTGGCTATATTCATTTTTGTTATGGAGAAGAGGACTGGAGATGCATTACAGACATGTCTTATAAACCAGCGGAAAATGTTATAATGATATTTCCTTCTACATTAAGACATCAAGTTCAACCTTTTACATCTAAAGTAACAAGGATTTCCGTAGCAGGAAATATTAAAATGTTAAATACAATAAATGCGAGCTAGTTATGAAAACTTACTGTGTTATTCCTAAAGTTATTTCATTAGAACTTTGTAAATTTTTAACAGATTATTTTTTACTTAAACGTAAAGTAGCCACTACTCTTTTTAAGTCTCAATATCTTTCTCCTTTTTCTAAAGAATGGGGAGTGTGGACTGATACTCAAGTTCCTAAAACTTATTCTCATTATGGAGATGTTGCTATGGATATTTTATTACCTAGAGTGCAGCCTATTTTAGAAAAGAAACTTAAATTAAAGTTATACCCTACTTACACTTATGCAAGGATTTATAAGAAAGGAGATGTTCTTGAGCGACATAAAGATCGTCCTTCTTGTGAGATTTCAGCTACAATGTTTTTAGGGGGAGATGCGTGGCCTATTTATTTAGAACCTAATTCTAATTTAGGAGGCAGACCTTCAGTTGTAGGTGAGTATACCCCTTCTAAATCTAAAGGGATTGAAGTTATGTTGAAGGAAGGAGATATTCTTATTTACAAAGGATGTGAAATGGAACATTGGAGAAAGAAATTTAAAGGAAAAGACTGTGTTCAAGTTTTTCTCCATTACAATAATGTAGATGGAATCCTAGGCCATGGTTTATTTAATCTTCATGATAATCGTCCTCATTTAGGTCTTCCTGCATGGTTTAAAGGACGCAAGGATGATAAAAAATAAAATAGTAAAACAGGATAATTTTCTTTCTTCTTTAGAACGAAAAAAATTATTAAATTTGACTCAACCTCTTCTTGTTAATGATTATAATGATCCTAAAATGAAAGGGAAATCTTCTGCAGCAAATCTTCATTTGTATCCTCGATTCAATTTTTTCTTTCAAAAAATTAAGAAACTTATTACAAAAAAATATAAAAAAGATTTTAGTATTGTAAAAGGGTGGGCTCGATATACGCAAGGGGATCACATTAATTGGCATTCTCATCCTGAAGATATAGATATTACTCTCATTTATTATATTTATAATCCTTCTAAACTAGGAACATGGGTAAAATTTAAAGATAAAGAACAACTAGTGGGTGGAAAACAAAATTCTATAGTAGGGTTTGATGCTTCTTTACCTCATTCCGTACCCCAAAGTGAAAAGAAGATTGAACGCTATACATTTATTTGTGATGTTAATTTAAGGGACCCTAGATGAAAATTCCTTTAACTCAGTTTATTCATTTAAAACCTTTTAAACCCCATTCTACTAAAAGTAAAAAACTACTATCCCTTATTAATAAAGCTTCGGCTGATTTAATAAATAAAAAAGACAGTTATTATGATGAGACCATTGATAGATGTGATTGGTCTTACCGTAAAGAAAATTCTAGACCTTGGAGTCTCTTTATAAAAGAAGACTTATGTAATCATTTTAGTGAGAGCGCTGGAGAGTTTGGATATAATGCTTTTACTTTATATGATTTATGGTTTCAACAGTACCAGCGTTTAAACAGGCATGGATGGCATGTTCATGGGTGTACTTATACAGGAGTCTATTATTTAGAGCTTCCTAAGAAGGCTCCTTATACTGAGCTTATAGATCCTTTTCATAATAATAAAATAATAGTGAAAGTAAAAGAAGGAGATTTGATTATTTTTCCGAGTGGAGTGATTCATCAGGCTCCTACGGTTAAGGCTAATATTCAAAAAACTATTGTGTCTTTTAATCTGGATCCCGTTTTAGTAGCCTCTGATACTTTAGAAAGAATAGAACGACTATGAGTCATCCTAAACGATTTTCTTATTGGTGGTTTAAAAATGTATATACGCCCGCTGAAATTAAACAAATTAATATAGATATTAATAATAATATTCTACCTTCCAGAAGAGATCGGCCTGCGCCAGGAGTAAAGAAGACTGCCACGGTTAAAATTTTTCCTATGGTTAAAGTTCCTTTATTAGAAAGATTATATAACTGTGCGCTAGATGCTAACTTTACAAATTTTGGATATAACCTATACCCTTTTGGGTCAGCAAAATTGGCTAATTATAATATTTATAATGCTAAACAAAAAGCTACCTATGGTTGGCATCCCGATGGCGAGTTTGAGAATCCATACACTGATACCAAACTTACTCTTCTACTAAATGTTTCTGAACAAGCTTATAAAGGAGGTGACTTATGGTTAAAACTTTCAACCGCTTCTAAAGTTCCGCATCTTAATGAACCAGGCTCTGTTGTAGTATTTACTGCCTGGCATCCTCATAAAGTTACTCCTGTTATTACAGGAGAACGAAAAACTGTCTCTTTATGGCTCCCAGGACCAAAGTTTCAATAGTTGACCGTTCTCTTAAGGTATAATATAAAGAAATTTTAGGATTTTTCTATGCTACATAAAATCAGACTTAAGCCTGGACTCGATAAACAATCTTCAGATACCGGAGCCGAAGGGAAATGGGTGAATGCAGACTATTCTCGTTTTCGCTATGGCTTCCCTGAAAAAGTAGGGGGCTGGGAACAACTGGTTAGCGATAACTTGATTGGCGCGGGCCGTGACCAGCATACCTGGGTCGATCTAGCCGGCAACAAGTACGCAGCCATTGGAACCAACAAGTGCCTTTACATTTATTTTGAAGGAGCAGTTTACGATATCACTCCTCTGGATACTGCCCGTCAACAAACGGGTGCCACGTTCACGACCACGAGCAGTTCAACCACAGTTACTTTGACTACTAGTAGTGCTCATGACGCCGAAGAAGGAGATATTATTTTATGTTCCAGCGCCACTTCTGTACCCGGAGGTTTTAGCGCATCTGATTTTGACGATGTACTTTTTGAAGTAAGCGCTGTGCCAAGTTCTACGACCATAGAAATCACTATGGGAAGCAGTGCTGGCTCAACCGCAGGACCTTCAGGGACTGTCACCATAGATTTTTATTACGTCATTGGCCCTCTTATCCAAACTTATGGATATGGCTGGGGCACAAATACATGGAGTGGAACGACGATACCTACTATTTCTACAACTTTAGATGGAGCTCTTGCTGCCGATAGTGCAGGAACCGGAGGAACAGGAACTGATATTGACTTAGTTAGCACCACAGGCTTTACTAGTTCTGGTACGATCTTGGTAGACAGCGAACTTATTACTTATACTGGAATTACCAGCAACGCCTTAAACGGAATTACCCGAGCAACCAATGGAACCTCAACCGCTATTCATAGTGATGGCGCAACAACTTATGATGCCACAACTTACGTAGGATGGGGCAATGCAAGTTCTTCTTCCAACATTATTATCGAACCTGCGCAATGGAGACTGATAAACTACGGGGAAAATTTATTAGCCCTTATTCATAACAAAAGAATTTTCCAATGGGAGCCTTCTTTGCCTAATTTAACAGTAAGAGCCGTACTAGTAAGCGGAACCGAAATCCCTACGGCTTCAAGAGACATGGTTCTTTCGACCCCCGATCGTCATTTGATTTGTGTTGGAACAGAAACAACGCTTCAGAGTTCAACAACTCAAGATGACATGTTTGTTCGCTGGTCCAATCAAGAATCTATAACTGTATGGACACCTACTGCAACCAACACGGCTGGTAGCCAACGGCTTACCGATGGTTCTAAACTCATAGGAGGTATTGTAGGAAAAACAGCTGTCTATATCTGGTCGGATACCGCCATGTACACCATGAAATTTATTGGACCACCTTTTACCTTTGGTTTTACTCAAGTTGGAACCAACTGTGGAATGTCTAGTCAGCACGCTGCAGCAGAAGTTAATGGGATTGCCTATTGGATGGGACCGACAGGGTTCTATAAATTTGATGGAGGACGGGTACAATTAATGCCTTGTCTAGTTGAAGATTATGTATTTGGAGATATTAACACTAACGCCAATCAACAAATTCATGTGGCAGTCAACGCTTTGTTTGGAGAGATCACTTGGTTTTATCCAAGCGAGGATTCGGATTATGTGGACCGATCGGTGACTTATAACTATCTTGAATCTACTAATGAGAATCCTATCTGGTATACTTCGTCACTCGCTCGTTCAACTTGGACGATCGAAGGTGTTTTTAATAAACCTTACGCTACTGAATTTAAAAGTGCCGTCGCTCCAACTTATCCAACAGTGGTAG